GGTACAGATACTACCGAAATCTCGACTAGTTCTAGTTCCTTTATTAAAAATACTTCCGCAGCTGAATTGTATTCTGCATCAATAATCTTGAAGCCAATACTAAAAGCTGTTAAAACTTTGTCTTTGATAAGATTAAAACATTCTTCAGCAGCTGCTGAAATTCTCGCCTTTATCCATAAACCTTTATCATCAATCTTATAGTCAGTCATTCGTCCAATTGGATCATCGTAGTCATGCTGAGCTAGAATGATTGGGTTTTTAAGGTAGTTTTGAATTCCCTTCTCCCAAACACTTTTAGAAACTACGTCGCCGCTTCTGTCAATATCAGTAGTACTTGCGTACCCTTCAATAAATACAGACTCAGTTCCAGAGTCTCCTTGCGATGGTAAAGCCTTTACATCAAAAGCACTGTTTAAATGTAGTACTTTATTGTTCATGTAGTTCCTTACTTATAGTACGCTCTTGTCGCCGGCTGTTTTAGCAGCGGGCTTAGGAGGCGCTCCCCCTACGCTAGGATTTGCCGCAGACCCAGCAATATTAGCCGGTATCCTCAAATCGTCGTGTCCTGTTTTTGATTCATAACGAAGTTCGGTTCGCGCTTCGTTAGCCGATATAATACCTGCATTAACAAGTGTTGAGTGGTATGCTGCAACATCTTTTAAATCTGGTTGTAGTGCAGATACTGAAGCAGTAATAGGTTCAATGTCATATCCAAAGAAACGTTCTACAGCACTTGTATACTTGGTTAGTATCGGAATAATTGTTTCTAGATAAAATAGTCTTAGATTAGGTGAGATATTAGCATTATTACCGCCATCTAGTAAGATAGGAGGTACACCCAGTGATTTTAAAATCTTTGTATCGTGTGTTTTAATTGAAGTATCGAAATCCATCTCTTGAAAGGAATCCGCAATACCTGGCGCTGGCTTTAATCCTGAATCCAAGATCATTGGACGACGAGCACCGTTTTTTGGAGAGTACTTTGACTGCCAGTTAGCAATTGTACGATCTTTAGCAACTTGACTTAGTGTATTTTCGCTGGTTAGGATAAGACCTGTAACAGCACCATTTTCAAAGAATTGCTCTTGGAATGTAAGCATTTTGTACAAGATTTTGATATTGCGATCAGCCGATACTAGTCTGGAAGTTCCGCGATATATGCTAACAGCAGTTAAATCTTTTACATGAATAATTTCATCAGGTTTGAAAACTGTGGTTAAGTTGTAGCGATAAGCAGCCACAAACGTTTTAGCATCAGTTTCAATTTGTATGCGCGATGCTGGAAGATGGTACATATGTACACCATCCCAGTAAATAAATATATTACCTTCTAGGATAAAATCTGTAAAGATATTAGTTCTAAAGTCTTGTGCACTTTGATATGGGTTTGGAGCGTAGTTTAGTAGTTGTGTAATTGTTTTTTGACGAACTCCACTAACTCGGCCATCCATCTTTTTGTCTTTTACATCGAAATCCATGCTCGAGCATCCGGATACGATCATGTTAACGCCACGATTTACAGTTTCTAGTTTCTCGAACGCTTGATTGTACGTGATCGCTGAGTCAGTGTTAATGAAAACACCTTGTTCACGACTAATAAATTGTTGCGCTGGATTGAGCTTTTCGGAGTTATCTGCAAACCAAGAACTTGGGTTATACCATGCCATGGTTGTCCTTTATAAGAATTTACCAAACAGCGACAAAGAGTCCACAACAGGAATCTTTCCCTCAACTTTGGCTTTTTGTTTCTCAATCCACGACTTCTGTCGATCCTCACTACCTAAAGCAGGAGCTTTTCCGTAAACACTATGTAAAGCTACGTGATGTGTATTACACAAAGTGTAAACAAGATCATAAAGCTCGGTTCGATGCTCCGCAATAAACTCATCTCTAACAGCAAGAATTCCGTCGTCTGAGGATATATCATATCCTTTTATAGTAGCCCAACGGTTTAACAGTATAGTAATGGAATGAAGATGATGCAGCTCTAGATCTGTGTTTTTATTACAGATATAACAATAGTTTTGTTTCTCATAAGCTGCTTTAGCTTTATCCCTGATCCATTTGACCGGGATGCGGTTGTTTGTATTTTTAGCCATTATTTTCTAGGCACTTTTTTGCAATTCTTCATATTATATCACTAGAGCAGGTCGATGTCAACCACTAAATTTTTTCTGCACAATTAACAACGCGTAAATTGTCGTTGAAGCCAAATACGTACTTATAGTGTATATGTGTATAGTGCATATCGTAGTGCATCCGCCATGTGGGAGTATTTGTCATGTAGTGGTTTTTCTTGTTTTAAAGTTTCACGAGTATCCCAGCGATACTGATCTAGCATAGCTAAGGTTTCTGTACAATGTGGCGATACGGTTAAGCGATTAGTTTCAATTAAAGTTTGCACATACGCGATGCCAGGCAAGACATCCTTTTTTGCTTTGATTGTGGCGATATCGTAAAGATATGCCAAGTCTGATGCAAACTGTGGCGCTGCCGAGTCTATAAACACCGATTCTATTTGCCATTTTTGTACCAATTCATTAAACGCAGCCGCGTGTAGGTCAGTTGTTGCTTCTGCTTTTAAGTACTCGTCAGCAACGTGAAACTTATCTAGCTGAGCACAATATACCACAACCACAAAAGCAGTAGGGTCGCGGTAGCCAGGGTCACAACCAGCTAGCGCTTCGTCACCATCTGCGGCAACATAATCAGCAATTTGAGTTTCCACTAGTTTGTAGATCTGACCCTCAAATGTATTAAATGAGGCCATATACTCTTGCTCAAACTCTGACTTTGACATTGATCGGCGAGCTTCAGCAACGTTCGACTCCGACATACGAGTATTTTCAGTATAATCCGCGGTAATGGATGCCCACTCCGGAAACTCCAAACTAAAGCCACGTTCATAAAACTTACTAAACCAGTTATTTTTACCACGAGGTGTGGATATAAAAATAGCTTTGGAATTCGGCTTGTCTAGTGTAGGACGTAGTGCAACATTAAACGCAGCTTCTCCATCCGAGCCAAGTGCAGCCTCGTCAAAGATAATTAAATCATACGAACGCCCAACAGTTGAGTCAACTGTTGACAGCGAACCCATGCGAACAGTTGAACCATTCGATAGCTCAATGATTCTGTCTTTTAAGTTGTCTCGAGTTATTTCTAGGTCAAAATGCTTGATTAGTTTGCGTTGTAGCTCAAAACTAATAGTACTCAGATTATAGTTAGGAGAGATAATAAGTACATTGGCACCTGGGACTAGAGTTACAAGTTGGCCAATAACATTGGCAATATAAGTTTTACCTAATCGGCGTGCTAGTGCAGCGCAAACAAATCGGTATTTAGGATCATTAACAGCGTTAATTAGTGCAATTTGGGGTTCATTAAGCGTTTCCCAGATTCCCAGTAATTTTAAGTAGTTGGTAATCGGCAGTTTGATGAACCGCGTGTCTGCAGGAAACTCAGTGATAAAACTTCGTTCAATATCGGGTCGACTAATGGTTAGCATCTATGTCCTTTAATATAAAACCCAATCGGTCTCCGCAAGCACTTGCGTAGAATTCATCCTGCCAAACAGGAACTATAGTTTCAGCACTGTGATTAACAAAGTCATCGTTGTATCGGAAGTGCACTTCAATTACATGACCGCCAACAACTTCTACATTAAACCATTCATAACGATCTGCAACAGACTGCAGTAGTTCAGGCAACTCAAATACATCTGGTACACGACTCCAAGAACTAAATCGGTCTAGTCGAACAGAATCTCTAAAGCCTTCAACAGCCAAACACTGCTGACCATAGTAGTAGTCAAAACTTAAGTGCCGGCCTGAAAACTGCTCACACCAAAAGTATCCCTCTGGAATTGAATCACTACTAAGGTACTCAATACTAGCACCTAGTCCCATCATGCGTAAATTCATAATTGGGCGTACTATATAGTTACCTGGAACCGGAGCTATGCCCGCAGGGCCGCAGTAGTAACCTAAACGTTTAGCTAGTATAAATTTATCCACACACCAAAGATCGCAGTCCTCTATACTAGCAAACACATCACAATCATTAATTTGCAACATTAATTTCCTGATAGTAGTTTATTTATAAGCGCACCGTACTTAGTGCCGTCGCCAAGTCCGTCATTGATTTGAACATTGACCTGCGATTTGATTGCAGGATTGCCCTGACGCAGTTTTTCTAGCTGAATTTCTTTGTCTAACAACTCCATTGACATTTTATGTGATTGTGCAATTAAGTCTAGGATATCTTTGTTTGATCCAGTTTCTGACTCTGACATATCTTGCAGCTTTTTCTTGATTAGTGTATCCATTAAATCGCGCATACGAAAACGGTTGTTGAAACCTACTTCAAAGAAAACTTGGTTAACATAAGCTTTTATCTCTGAACGCGCTAGTATCCGGGTAACCATGTCCACAGGTACGTCTAGTGTATCCGCAACACGTTGCGAATCTTGCAGCTCTAGAAAGCAATTGGCAATTTCCAAGTTTTCTGGTGAAATTTGTAGTGCTTCAGCAGGAGCAGTTTGTGTTTGGGGTAAATTTGTCATTGGAGTCCTCGATGGTTGATTATAACATACAGCAAGAATTTGTGCAAGCATGAATTTTTTGAGCTGGTGCAGCACTGACTTGACAAGTTTGTGAGAATTGTGTATAATTGTTAGTACTGGCACCCGTGATGTTTTGAAAATTTGTATTGTGATGGCCGTGTTGGGGGGTGGAGTAGCTTGTGTACTTTTGTTAGTCAAATAACCGCCCCCTAGTACGTCTGTATTCAATTTAGTTTGTTAACAGAGTAACTATCTAATAAGTAAATTGAGTACTTCTATATTCAATTTAAACTGTGAACCAACGGCTTAAGATGTAACAGTTTGTAACAATGCTTGACAGACTATAAAATCATGATATAATAAACACATGACAACAAGGAACACTATGAAACAAATCGGATACGAACTTTTGGTTGCAATTGTTTTTGTTGCAATAACCTTCTCACCATTGTGGTTTTGTATCGCCACTATGAAACCGTGATATAATAGATACTTCAACACACACACTAAAGGAAATTTAAATGACTACGAAGACTCTGAATTATACCCCTGAGCAAACTGCTCAGATCATCGCTGACTATCAAGCCGGTGCAACTGTAGAATCAATCGCGCAAGCATTGGGCAAATCTGCTCGCTCAATTGTTGCAAAACTCTCGCGTGAAAAGGTTTACCAGAAAAAAGCATACGTTACTAAATCCGGTGAACCCACTGTAAAAAAGGATGAGGTTTCCGACTACATTGGGCAAGCATTGGGCTTGAATGAGGCTGACGTCACATCGTTGACTAAGGCTAACAAAACAGCATTGAAAGCAATCGCTGATTTTATCAAGGCTGAAAAGACCTGATTGATTGTAG